TAATCATAGAGAAGTCACAGCTAGAGAGATTATCGATAAAATGGCCAAGTCCACATTTCTGGACTTGGCTACGCTAAAAGCATCTGCTAGGCCCTGGGAGCCAGATTACGATTTTGACATGATCTCCCTAGATCTAGAGTTCAGAGAGATGAAATCTAAACTTAAACAACTAGATCCTAGTTCTTTTAAATCTAGACCTAAAGCCATTTTAGCTATCAGTACTATAATGACAGAGTACACCACAGAAAGAGGACGAGATGCTAATCATTTAGTTGAACTAATCCCTTTTTGTTTACAAAAACTAGAAGTTAAAGGAGGTTTTGAAACTGATCTTTTCTCTAAGGACCAGCATGGAGGGGTCAGAGAAATCACTGTATTAGAAATAGCAGCTAGAATACTACAGTATTTTGTAGAGATCTTATCTAGAATTATTTGTAAACACTTCGAGAGTGAAACACTAACAACTCCAGAAAATAAAGAGAGGTTCATTCCCAAGCATTACTCTGAATTTGGAGTAACCCATGCTGAATTCATTACTTTATGTACATCCGGAGATAAGAAAACCTGGTGTCAGGGTCATCATGCTGTGAGATTTGCGAATATGTTGACAGGAGTACTGCATGTTAAATTTCACAACCTAATTTATCGAATCATGAGATTGTGGGTTGATAAACGAGTGAAACTTCCTTCGGATCTAATAGCTAACTTTCTTGCTAATGAAACTACACCTTCTTCTGACCAAATCTTTGTGGAAATGAGGAATAGGTTTTATAAAGGACAAGAACCTTTTCTTACCAAAGGCTCTCAAACTGTTAGAATTAGAAGTGGGATGTTTCAGGGCTTATTACACTATGCCTCTAGCGTTCATCATACTATGTGTCAAGAGGTTTGTTCTATAATTCAACAAGACATGTGGAAAGCTTTTGTAGGTAAACCTATAAAAATTACAGTAGCCCAGGGTAGTGATGATTATGCTGTTTTACACTCCATACCTTTCGAAGAGAAAGTGGCTCAAAAACACTTAAGACTTTTGTACAGATTAATTAGATTGAGGGCTAGGTTAACTCATTTAACGGGAATAACTGATTCAGATAAAACAGCGCATTGCAACTTAGATGTTGTTGAGTACAATTCAGAATGGACTATTGCCAAATCAATAACCCGACCAACATTAAAGTGGGCTGTTGCAAGCATGGAAATAACACTGGTGGAGAATTTTGTTACAAGATTACGACAATTTTCT